TTCTTTGGGACTACTGCATCAAACCTTTCAACGTCAAGTTTTGTTCGTGTTTTACGAATACTTGCTTCAAGGTTTTCTGTCATTGCAACTGATGCTGGATGGTCAGGCATTGTTATGATATAAGCATTAACCATGTGATGTCTTTAAGTTCCTTGAGTTAAAACTTACAGGCGATGGTGATACATATTCCAACGACACATTCATATCGTTTATTATATAGTCACTTTGTTCGAGTCCTTTTTTCGCGCACACATCGAGCATTTTTTTTGCTGCCTTCGGGGTGATAGCATATGCTGCTGTTCCACACATCATCTTTGCGCCAAGGTATGGAGATTGCGGCACTTTACAGATCAGCGGATAGTTGCTTGGCAATTTACGCACTTGCTGTATAATACTTGGGCGTGGTAACCAGTGGTTGCTAAACTTGCCTTTTAGTGCGCCAAAGTCGAATGCATATTCCATGTTTAGGATAAGGACTTCATTAAACTCCCAAGGGGATATCGGGTTTATTGAGATCGCATCATGTTCTATAAATGTCATTGGTTCATTAGCGAAACAAACCTTTTCCCAAAAGCGCACATGGTTCATAACGCATGCGCGTTTGGTATCTGCTTTTAGTTGAGACTCTAATGGAAACCTTGAGAGTCTCCCGTGTTCCATAACGTCATACTGGTTGGGGTGTGTTGTATATGTTGCTGGTGTATAACCTTCTTCTAAAGTTATATCCCAACCACAACGATTGAATGAATCTTGGGCAGTTGTTGCTTGTTGGATTGATCCTTTGTGATTAACAAGGTGTGTAATCTGCCCTTTCACTTTGAAGATTCTCTGCGTTTACTCACAACTGTACGACCGCTTGGCAATAACCCGATTCCACTACTTCCTTGTTGTTTTCTGATGCCCATTGATTAATCGCTTTCTTCACGCCACCTTTGTCTCCATCGCTATGCCATTTATAATCATCTGCTATTATAAACCCACCTTTTTTTACAACATGTTGCGCGTTGCAAAAATCTTTATAGACTGCTGTGTATGAGTGATCACCATCGATGTATATCCAGTCAAGAAAAGGTTCGTCAAATTGATCAAACCATTCTGTTGAAGTCATACGGCATATCTCTACGTTTTTATTTTTCGCAAACTCTTTTACGATGCCATGATATATCCTATCATAGTAAGTGTCGAAAGACTTACGATCACTGCCACCTGTCATACTACCATATCTGTTGTAGTAACCAAAAAGATCAAAGTCGTTTTCTGCTAATGCTTCGTCATACCCACGAACTGCCCACGGGTCAACAAGATACAGCATTGCCGGTTCCTGTTTGACAAACTGACGGGAACTAGACCCCATCCATACTCCTATTTCTGCACCCACTGAACCTTTATCGATATACTTCAATATGTTGTGTGAGTTTTTATTGTTAGGACTTCCCATCATAATTTTTGTCTCCAATAGTTTTTCTTTGCGCCAGAATCGAAATCATAACCGAACATATCGATGTCTGCCCTATACCAATCTGCGACTATCTGAATAGTCTTGTCTGTGTAAACATCCATGTATGTTCCTTCGTTCAATGCGGTCACGTTCCTTGCGCGAGACATTTGCGGAACTTTAAAGTACGCGCATATATCATTGTTAAGGTTTTCAAATCGCATCATATCGCACATAAGATTTCCATTAATGTTTGTCACATAATCAACTGCTGAGAACCATCCGCGAATAGCGCGATGCCACATGTAGTCTTTGTCACCCCACATAAATCTTTCCTCTAGGAAATGTTCAAAGGAATCTATGTTGTGCTTTCCAACGGGTTCTTTTTTTTCTACTTCAATAACTTTCTTTGCAAAGAAGTATCGACTTACAACTCTGTCCCAAGGATTCCGCGCAATTGCAAACGGACGATAAAGACTTCGTGTAGAATAACATATGTCCCTCCAACGAGCATGCTCATTTCCGTGATGGTCATCATTTTTTTTCATCACTTTATGTAAACCTTCAGTGTACTTTTTAGAGATGTGATGGTCTGGTGATGCCACTATGAGGTAAGGTGCTAGTACAGGACTTTTCCGTATCGTCATACCCGCGCACTTTGGGATATGAATGAATAACCTTTTTTGGTTTTCAAATACCATTACTTCCTTTTCGCCTCATAAATTACACTATCTTTAGACTTCTTTTGTTGCATTGCATTGGCGTTTACCACTTCCAGACCTAACCCCTCAATAAGAGGAATCATCTCATTCCTATTAACTTGCAAAGGGTCTGAAGCTCGTGATCTGTTATGGTTTTCTTGATAGGTGTAGTCAATGTAGAGTCTACCGTTCTCGGATAGTTGGTTTCTCCAAGTGATGATGGTTTCTTCAGGAGACATAGAATGGTCAAATGCATTGCTGTAAACAATGTCCCAATAACCTTCCCACTCAACCTTGCTGTGGGTAAAGTCCCATTGGGTTGTGAATGGGAAAGAATCTGCTGTGTCAGATATCTCTGTGCCTAAAACTTCTGCATCAGGATAGCATTCCAAAAACATTTTTTGTTCTGCGCCATTGCGAGTTCCGTGACAAAGGATGGTGTTTGCTTCGCCCTTTAGACCCGCTATGACATTGATAACTTTACTATCAACCCAGACATTATTTATTTTTTTCTTATTAGCATCTGTCTGTGCTTTGACATAGTGGTCGTAATTCTCATACTTAAATAGTTTCATTTGCTTATATCCTTCATTAGTGTTTTTACATCTTCCCCACCGTTGGGAAGTTTATCCTTTAAAAAAAAATGAATAAAATGTGCTTCGGGTATCTTATTATCTTTCACACCTTTATATAGAGCATTATATTTCCAATCAATGTCTGCAACCTTTAGATTCTTCTCTTTCTTGATCCACCAGTTCAGTAGTGTTTGGTCTGTTGACCATTTCCATGCACCGTCACCGTCAATAAACCTTTTGAATTCAACTCTGTTTAAGAACTGTCGAGAGTCTTGACCTTTAAAAAACGGGACGATAGATTTGTTCATCACAATCATTCCCATATTATAAAACTTCGCGCCCCAACCAGTCCAATGCCAGTCAACATCTTTGAGAGACTGGTATTGCATGTGGGAATAGTTATGAATCTTTTTAGCATACTCTGTAGTGATGGGCATATCTCTTTCAACGCATGCTCCAAAGGAACAGTCGTCAGGAAGTTGGTCAAATATATTTGGGGAGTTTGGACGAATGTAAATGTCGGCATCAATAATTGCAATCTGGTCGCACTGGTCAAAGTAATCGAATGCTCTTTCTTTTTCATAGATAGGAAGAAACCCACCATGCTTAGTGTAGGATTCTTTGCTGCGATTGGTGGCGAAAATGTCTGGGCAGATACGCAACACTGGTTTGCGTAGTACTACATGTTCTATTTTATGTATTTCACAATATGCTTTTACAGATTCAATGCAGTGTTCATAAAGTGCAGACTGCTGTCCAACAGCAACTTGAAATATCATTCGCTTCATTACGATTCCTAATCAATTACTTTCATCATCTCTATTATATATATCGTGCAAAATGACAATGTTTTTACTTACTCTCCATCTCCGTGAGAACGGGTGTATAGTCCAAACCATGCAGCACCTGCACCTACAACTGTACTTATAAGTCCTGCTTGGGCAAGGTCTGGTTTGTCTAGGGACATAAACCACATTGTAGAATAGTACAGCAACACCATGTAAACAGTAATGAATGCGCGAGGAAATAGTCTCCATGCGTCTATTGTTTTTGCTGCGTGTATCCACTTCTGCCAAGGGTTTACAGAGTGTTCACTTTTTAGTTCACGGATTTCATCTTTCAGTTGTGAATTTTCATGTAGAATTGCCATGAACCTGTCAAGGTCTACTTCAACTTCATTGCGGTCAAAGTCACCACGAAATTGATTGTCATCATTCACTAACATTCTCCATGCGCGTCATGAGTCGCTCTGCACGATTACCGACTTGAGCATACCAACGGGAATCTCTACCTTCTTTTGCTGCTTCTTTCCAATCACTCTTTTGCAAAGCGGCAGTCATTTTCTTAAACTTTCCGAGGCGAGTGCGTCCCATATTAAAACACATGTTAACAAGAATTTCTTGAATCTCATCAGGGAATTCATCCCAATAGCAACCATATAGTTTTGAGCATTCGCTAATGTGTAAGTCAAGGTCAAACTCAAATACCTCATGCACTCTCTCTTCGTCTATAGGAGTTCCTAATGCCTCTCTATATTCGGGGTCACTTGAAAGAACAAGATGTCCAATACCAAATGTAAGATACCCAAGAGAGTCCTCATATGTTTTATAGACCACGCCTTCATCAATCTTCAATTGTTCGAAGAGTTTTTTTCTACTGGCAAGATTCATTTATAATATTTCCTTTGTTTAATATAACCTACTTTCTTGCATCATTTCTTTTGTCATGATGTAGTCACGGACAAAGTCAGACCTAACAATGTCTTGCCATCCAAACTCTATAGTACTAAAGTTTTTCATTACTTCCAATATTTTTAGGAACTCTTGTAGTCCGTTTTTATCTGCCTTCTTCACAAAGTCCGACTGATAGTAATCCCCACAAAGGATGATGCGAGAGTCTACACCAAGTCTTGTTATTACTGAGTCAAGTTCATGGAAAGTTAGGTTCTGCATTTCATCAACAATAATAATTGATCGATCAAATGTCTGTCCACGAATAAAAGATGTAGAGTGAAAGTTTATTATTTCTTGTTCTATTAACTGGTGATACGCACTTTTAAATGTAAACAAATCTTCACACAGAGAAATGTATGGAGTCACGAATGGAAGTAACTTTTCTTCTGCTGTACCTGGAAGAAACCCCATCTCTCTTGTGGGAACGATAGAACGAATCAAATGAATATTTTCCCAAGGTGTAGACTTGTCAAGTACATCTTGCAAGGCAAGATATAAAGCAGTAAAAGTTTTACCTGTTCCTGCACTTCCATTCAAAACAAGGTGGTCACCATCTGCCCACGACTCTCTGGCAATTGATTGATTGTCTGTTAAAGCGTCTATAACTTTTAGGTCATCTATTCTAATCTTCTTTGGTGCGGAAGAAGATACCTGTCTTTGTTTCTTTTGTTGACTCATATGTTGACCGTGTTTCCTCTACCTGAACCTTTCTTAATTTTTTTAATTAAATCTTTATAATCACCAGAAGTTTTACCTAACATACTTCCAGAATGAGTAACAATAGAAGCAGTAGATTTATGTATCTGTAAGAATTTACCACTATCAATTTTTTCTAGAAGAGAAGAATAAGAACATATTATTTCTTTATCCTCTCCAGTCTTTAAATCTCGTACTTCATAGGTTGGCATTATAAGTCCTTATTAATAGGTTGTCTTTTATATAGTATTAGTGGGGGGCAATGTACAATCTTTATTATAAGCATTTAGGATGAGAAGTCAACAAAAATATTATTTATTTTATATAACGACACCCCACCGTTACAGTGGGGTGCGAGATATAATCACCTCCTTAAATACTTTGCCTTGTTGAGTTTGCAAGGTCAGAGATATAAGTATCAAGATACTCTCTCTTCCTCTCTACCTTAAATGCTAACTGCGTCTTTCCTTTTTTGTTTAGTTTATGAATGTAGTGCGACAACTCTGCACTATCTTTTCTTAGACGTTCTAACTGGTGTGTTGTTACCATAGGCAAACTCCGTTAAAGGTTATTTAAGAAATCATAATATTTACATAACAAGTCCAGGTACTGCCTCTTCAATCAATGCTTTTTTAATCGCAGGGTGTGGACATTTCTTGGAAATCATATCTGTTAGTACAAGGGCATCTGAGGGATGAACGGATTCGAGTATACCAATGAACAAGGATTCCCTTTTTACTGGGGACATATCTTCTCCCTTACCACCAGTAATAAAATATGTAAGTTTTGTATTTTGCTTTGCCCAAGTAGATGGTTGTGCGCCTTCGGAACTTGGTGTGTATGGGGGCGCACCTTGGGGAAGAAGAAACTGGATGCGATCATCAAATGTGCATCGTAGATAGTCACAAAATGCAGACATCCTCGCGTAGTGTTTTATCATTGCAAGTCGCTCTTTTTTGTTCTTTGCTGCTTGAATTTCTTCGAGTATTTCGAACAACTCTACTCTGCGAGTTGCTCCTGTTTGTTGTTCAGTTATCATTGTGTTACCTCAATTTTATTTAGTCAAGCAAGTTTTTAGATGCTTGCGATGAATCTTACATTGTATGATGCCATTGTAATAATCATCTCGTATTAAAACGTCCCTGTCCATTTGCTCTTTTACCTCAAGATAAGATAAATCGCCTTTAGACTTTCCAAAATGCAGAATCTCTCTGTAATACTGCCCTGAGAGACCCTCATTTATCTTCTGCTTAATGATCTCGTTACTACCGTAATAATCACGCCAGTCACTTTCCACAATCGACCTGACGCGCCTCTTGCGCTTCTGAGTGATAGGAAGTGTTTTTGGTTTGTGAAAAAACTTCTTACCAACGTACTTCATGCCAGTGTCTTTTTCTGTTATCACATAAACGAATCCTTGATACTCTTTCGGTTCGTCTTTATAAGATGGGTCATAAACCTCACCCTTATAGTGCCATGTCATAGTATTACTTAGCCTCGACAGGACTTCCGCACATTGGACAGAATGCAGGTTCTTCATTATTTGGTTCACCTACAAGAACCTCAACTTCTGTTTCACATACTTCACATTCTATTTCATATAAAGATTTTACCACTTATGCTGCTCCCCAAACGTTCTTCCAGTCACCACTCAATGCTCCGCGAGCATAGTCGGTGCTTTTATTTTCAAAGAAGTTTGTGTGGATTGGTGCGTTTATCATTTCTTCAACCCAGAGCAGTGGGTTCTTCTTGACTTTAAATATTCCCTTCATGCCAAGACTAATCAATCGTCTGTCGGCAATGTAGCGGATGTATTCTTTGACTTGCTCTGGTGTTAAGTCTTCCATTGGTCCAATTGCAAATGCGAGGTCAATGAACTTGTCTTCAAGTGCTACCATCTTTTCTGCTACTTCATAAATGGCAGACTTCAGGTCATCGTTCCACAGGTCGATGTTTTCTTCAATGTATGTGCGAAAAAGTTTTATCATAGACTCAGCATGCATGGTCTCATCAACAATAGACCAAGTTACAATCTGTCCCATACTTTTCATCTTACCGTGTCGCGGAAAGTTCAGCAACATGATGAAGGAAGAGAACAACTGCATGCCTTCGGTGAAAGCAGAGAACGCAGCAATGTTAGTTGCGATGGATTCCCTTGTCCCGTTCTTGCTTGAGAGTTCTAAAAGATATTCGTGCTTCTCGCGCATTGCTTCATACTCAAGGAACTCGTTGTAAGTAGACTCAGGCATTCCAAGAGTTTCAATGAGGTGAGAGTATGCCGCAACATGTAGTGCTTCCCTTGCAGCAAATCCGCAAAGCATCATACGCACTTCAGGTTGTTTGAAGTATGGCAAGTAGTTATCAACATAAGCACCCGCAACATCAATGTCTCCCTGAGTAAAGAAACGAAAGATGTTAGTCAGGTATGCCTTCTCTTCATTGGTGAGTTTCCTCTGCCAATCTTTGACATCTTCTGCCATTGAAAGTTCAGTGTGTAACCAATGAGACTGCTCATGTTGGAGCCACGCTTCATATGCCCAAGCATAATTAAAAGGTTTGAAACAAGAACGAGTTTCTGTAAGTTTTGTTGACATCTACTTTCCCTTTATTTGTGTATGTTTTAATGGTTGCTTATTACTTAGCCCTCTCAACATCATCCTTCGCAAGCAATACACTCTGAGTCATCAATGACAGCAGATAAATCTATCTCCTTTATCACCTGACGCTCAATGCGCTTAGATACTTTATCTGCCTTGCCTAGTTTCTCAGAGCGACAATAGTACATTGTTTTGACTCCGCGCTTCCAAGCAAGGAAGTGTACCGTGTGCAGATATACTATATTTGTATCGGGACGGAAAAAAACATTTAGCGACTGAGACTGGTCAAGATAGAGTTGCCTGTCTGCGGCATGCTCAATGATCCAACGCTGGTCAATTTCCATTGCAGTCTTAAACACATCCCTGTCGTTTTCCTCCATCCATTTTAAGTGTTGAACTGAACCATCGTTTGCGATGATAGAAGACCAAATTTCATCGTAGTCTCTTTTCTGTGGTTCTGCCTCACACTCTGTTGTGATGATAGCGTCCAGATATTTATTCTTGTTCAGGAATGCGCCTGACAAGGTGTCTTGCCTGTATGCATTAGCGCGTAGAGGTTCGATAGAAGGCGAGGTGTTGCCCATGATAATGCTGCTGGAGGCATTGGGTGCGATTGCCATAGTGTGACTGAATCGCCTCCCTGTGCCTTTTGCATCGGGTGCTTCGCCCCGCTCACTTCCTAGTTGTAGGTTTGCTTCGTCAACCCTTGTCCTTATGTGCGAAAAGATTCTGTTGTTCGTGACTTTCGCCATTGCACATTCCCAAGGGAGATGCTTTTTCTGAAGGTATGCGTGAAAACCCAGTGCGCCAATACCGATAGACCTTTCGCGTTGTGCAGAGAACCTTGCCCTTGACACGGCATCAGGTGCATTGTCAATAAAGAATTGTAAAACGTTATCCAACATTTCTGCCATGTCGCGCAAAAACAATTGGTTCTTACTCCACGCATCGTAATGCTCAAGATTAACCGAGGACAGGCAACAGACAGCAGTTCGCTCTTTGTTGGTAGGAAGAATAATTTCAGAGCAAAGATTTGACTGATGAATCCTTAGACCCAACTTTTTTTGAAACTCTGGCATCGCACGATTGCTTGTGTCAATGAAGTGAAGATAGGGTTCGCCCGTTTCCATACGCAACTCAAGTATCTTCTGCCACAGTTCCTTTGCTGATATGGTCTCGCGTATCTCCCCGTTGTGTGGGTCGGTCAAGTTCCAACCATCGTCTGCATCACTATCTTGCATGCACCTCTCAATCAGTTCCATAAAACGGTCAGGAATATTAATCCCGTGATGAAGATTCAAACAGCGAACATTCTGGTCGCCCGTTGGTTTCCGCATCTCAAGAAACTGCATCATGTCTGGATGTGAAATATCCAGATAGGCAGCATAGGAACCTCTGCGAGTTTTACCCTGACGATATGCGAGGCAAGATGCATCGTAAGTTTTTAAGTGAGGCATTACGCCAACTGATTTTTCATCAGATGCACGAATACCAAAACCAATACCAACACCACCACCAAGCATAGACAACCAATTAGTCTCAGAAAGATTTTGAACTAGTCCCTCTGCGGTATCGTCAATGTAGTTTAGGAAACATGATATCGGCATACCTTTCTGCACTCTACCATAAGCAAGTATGGGGGTGGAGTAAGACAACCAATGCTTAGAAGAGTACTCGTAAAGTCTCTGTGCATGTTCTGGGTTGGATGAGAATTTTTTAGAGACATAGGCGAAACGATGCTGTGGAGACTCTTCGTCTTCGCGCATGTAACTTTCTTTTAGTCTTTGGATTCCCAGTTTATCAAATAGTTCATCTCGCGATAGGTCTATTTGGATACCCATATATTCTTGTCGTGCCATTTCTCAGTTCGCCTGTGTAGAATGATTTAGTAATATTAAAGAGGTGAGTTATCTATACCACCTGCACTTGGGATTTTTCCACCCTTAATAATTTTTTTTCTCTTGCCATTGACTTCGATATAGTGACGAGTAAGAACCTGACTTTTGCGCCTTTTCATGTTCATCGCGGTTGGAGGCAAAGCAACGTTGCTTGTGTTGTTACCAGCAATCTCTTCTCTTATACTTTTGAAATATTTCACTTATACAGTTCTCCAGATGTGATATATATTTTTTGGTTGGTTGGAATGTGAGTGACTTCAAATATATCAAGTCCACAAATGTTTTCTATAGGATAACATTCATTTTCAACTCTGACCCTGTCACCCTTTTTACAGACTTCTTCACATGTTGAATTCAACATCTTACCATCTTCATTCATACGATAGATTCCGGGAGACATATTCCCTTCAGGTAGAATAAACCACTGACTACTTTCTGCTAGTATGTCAAGTCGGTCTAGACCACATGCTTCAACTATCCTCTCTATACCTTTGTCCGTAAGTTCTAATTTTTCCTTTATAAGAAGCAGAGCGGCCACATACGAACCAAACTTACTCTTACCACCAGGTATTTTATTTACCAATCTTTTTATACTAAAGACTAGACGGTGGAATGTGTTGTAAACCTCTTTGTCTGCTGAACTGGAAGGTTTTTTAATTTTCTTTCCATCTTCATCGATGATACCTGCTTTGAACGCTCCAGTCTCTTCCCAAGGCGTGGTAAGTAGACGGAGAAATCTCAATGTGTAGAGTAGGTCTCCTGCGCGTGTTAGTATTCCCATTAGATATTCCTAAGTTTTTCTACGACAACTTGATCCATAAAAATATTTGCATACTGATCTTCTCTTATCGCTTGTTTAAAAATAAGGAAAGGTTTTATGATAGGAAAACTATCCAACCCTATCTTAAACTCAAGCATATTTAAACAAGGATCGTGTCCAAAAACGTTAAGCAGAATGGTGATGTGATTCAGCACCAATCGTTCTGCTAACTCACCACCTTTATTGTATCTGTTAACTAAACGTTTTATGTATTTAAAACGGTGCAAATCATCATAAAACTCTTCGGCATTAATGCAACGGGGACTGTGGTAATGTCTCGCAGCATATAATAAAAAGTTTTGATCATTCAAATTTTCAAATAGTTCCATTCATATTTCCTTCCTCTTATCATTACTTATAAGGAATAAATGATGAACTATAGACAAAGAAAGTGCGGCCATTACGACCACACTTTCTTTTAACACAGCATAGACCTACTTCTTAGGTTTTTTGCCATCGCCATTATTAAGGTTATCGCCTCGTCTGCTAGGAGCCTGACTCTTAACACCAGTAGGAAGAACTGCCTTGTTGTCTTCCAAGTCTTCAAGGTCAGGGTTAGATTGCTTATGCATCTTAATAAAATCTTTAGAACCCTGTGAAGCAGTGTCGTCATAAGGTTCGCTTTTGGTTGCGCCCTGAGTTTGCTTGTTCGCTTCCATCACGGCAAGTGCTTCGCGCATACTTGATACTCTCCAATTTGCTTCAGATGCAAAGTCTTCCTTACGCATACCCTTCATCTTTTCAGTTGTGGGTTCGCCATTGTCAGATTCTTCATCATCCTCATCATCGTTTTTCTTAGCGTCTTTCTTTATACCCTTGCTAGGTTTCTTATCATCCTTGTAGGCTTCTTCTTCATCCGCTACAGGATCATCGCTCTCTTCCATCGCCTTCAGTTTCTCACCGATAACTTCTAACCACTCAGGCATTTCAGCAGATTCATTTTGGTCTTTCATTGACGATTGAACTTTTGCTTTGACATCTTTCCAAGCAGCAACATAGTCGCGAGTCTCTTCATTTGGGATCAACTCTTTTACTCTGGCATCAAATGCTTTACGCACTCCAGGTTTCATTGAAGTGCCGCCACCCTTCCAACCATCTCGATATAACTTTCCAAGTTCGTCATCTGTTTGAGTGAGTTTGTGAACCTTGGCAATTACTTTCTTCTGCTTACCAGTAAGAGCTCTCCAAGCATCCTTCATCATTTCTTTTGCTGCCTGTTTATATGTCTTACCACCACCAACACCCCCAGGACCTACGAGCATGTTTATGGGCAAGTTTGCTTCCATCAAATCACTGATTGATTCATTAAACTCATTTATATCGTCTTCGTCTTCGTCTTCGTCTTTCTTCTTGGCGAATGGATTGACACCCTTCTTAGGTTTCTTGGATTTCTTTTTGTCATCTTCGGAATCTTCTTCAGAATCATCTTCTTCAGAATCATCTTCTTCCTTAACGTTATCCTTGGAAATCTCTTTACCGATTTTCTTTCTACGGTTAGCGAGATACTTGTCTGATTCATCTTCATCGCCATCGTTATCGATGTCGCCATCTGCCTGACCTACTGGGTCAAGTTTTTTCTCTTGGACTTCCTTCCAAGATTCCCATATTGATTTGATTGATTCTAAGTCCACAATAATTACTCCAAGTTTTATTCTTTAGTTGTTTTATTTATATTATTATTTATTGCCACTTGACTTTCGTAGTAATCAATAATCGCTTGTTGCTGTTCTATGTATCGTTTTATCTCTGAAAAATTTAAGGATAAGTTTTCGTAACCCACAACAGAAGTTGCAATAACTGCTACAGCACCATTCTTCCTTTCATATTCAGAAAGAAAATCTCCCACATTGTCAGATGTGATGGCATACCATCGGACATCATTTAGTTCAATTGGTCGAGGATGCGCCCTTAAAGGAATATCCTGATTTTTTATTATTGTCCTTGTTACTATTTCAGGGGTTGACGCGCAACCAACTAAACTACCTATTAGTAATAGACTCAATATCGTCAAAGGTTTTTTTAGTCCCAGCATTTATTCTATTCTCTATAAGTCCAGGTTTTTTCAATGTCAGACGAGTGAGGTTGTGCCTTTGAAGCATATCTGCTAATTCGTCTTTTCTTTCTTCTGACCTTTGAAGTTCTACTTCAAGTTCAGCAGATAAAACTTTAGTTTTAAGAAAGTCTTCTTGCATATCGTCAATCGCTTTTTTATTATCTTCAGCAGAAATCTGGAGAATAATGTTATTCTCCTCAAGTTGACTTATGATACTCTGGGTATTCTTATAATACAAATACCCTCCAGTAGTTACTGCACCAAATCCAAGAACTAATACTAATATTAGTATTAAAGTAGACTGCATTATTTTCCTTTCTGCTGCATAGAACGCAAAGTCTTCAAAAGAGTAATGCGATACTTGCGCTTCTGCTCTGGTTTCTCAAGTTTGTCGTAGACAGCAAGCAGTTTATCTATCTGAGGTTTTTTCAGGTTGACAGTCGCTGCATCTTTTACTGGAGATACTCTTATTCCAAAACTACCATTTCCGAAGTTTGCAGAGTCTTGCGCCCTACGCAACTGCATTACGATGCTTTGTTTGTCTTCTTTTGATGTACCAACATAAGTTGTAGTCTTAGGTAACAAGCGAGTGTTCTTATCCTTACGTCCCGCCTTAGTTGCTCGCTTCGCTTTACGGTCTGCAATCATATCCTTTTCGCGTTGAGTCAACTCATCAAGATGCTCGACAGATTCTTTATTGACTCCAACAAACCCTCTAGTTCTATGGCGCAACTTATCGACCGTACTCAGACCACCTTTTTTATTGACATTCTTTGCTGCCCTAGACATACCTACTTCACGGTTCATAGATTTGTTAGAAAGAGTATCAGACCTAGAGTTTTGATCTTTATTCGCTTTCTTCAAATATGATATGCTGGTCGCTTTAGAGAGTTCGTCAACCTGATTGATTTCTTCGCCTATGTCAGAACCAAAGAGTCCTTTGTTTGCGCGTTGAGTACGAATGTTTCGTGCCTTACGCATTCCTTTGGCTCGGTCTTTTTTAGTGTCTTTCTTTGCGGCATCGGAGTAGCGATTCAAAAGTCTATTAGACATTTCATCAGTCTGCTCGACAGATTCAAGTACCCATTCCAATGGACGATATGCTTTGCTTGTGCCAGTGTTCTTTTTAACAACCCATTTGTTGTCAGGATATTTACGACCCATCTCTGAAGGTGTTGTCGCCCGTTGCCCAACCTTTGTTGCTTTTGCTTTTGGCGCAGTTGCTTTGATGTCTTGGTTCTCATCAACCTGATCGACAGACTCGTATGCTTTTCGATATGCTGCTTTAGTAGCAGCAGAGTTCTTTGCTCCCGCCTTGGCAGTCTTAACAGCAAGTCTAGGTTTGTCGCCCAATCGCATTAAAGACCTAGCAGTCTTTTTAGTTTCGCGATCCATCTTCTCATCAACTTGCTCGGCATCTTCTTTAACGAACTTGACAGGAACTTGTGTCATGCCCTGACGACCTTGGTGCTGTGTTACATAGTGTCCACCGTCTGGCCACTTACCTTTATGGTCTCTATGAATCTTAGCATACTTTGCTTTGGTCAGTTCGATTTCGCCATTCTTATTTTGCTTGGCAACGATCTCATCAATCTGCTCGACAGATTCGGGAAGTTTCCTTGTCACCTTTTGGTGCCTACTCATAGCATCTTCTACGTCTTTCTTAAAGTTAGACATAGAAACTTTAGACAGTTTTCCAGATTTATTTTTCTTGCGTCCAGACAAACCTTGACGGTCTCGCATGATGTCAGTGCCGGAAACGCGATGACGACCATACAAAAGTTTGGAGATTGCCTTATCGCTTGAAACTTCAGCAGCAACTTTATCACCTGCTATCTTTTTGATAACTGCCATTGCACTTTTGTAATCTTTTTCAGTGATATCGCCATGAGAACTAATATCTACCAAATAGTCTTGCACAAGGTCTATCATACGCGCTAACAGTTCCTTGTTGTATGGTACAACTTTCTCATCAACCTGCTCGACAGATTCTTTGACGATATGTCCAGGTTTGTAGGCAGAGGTCAACAAGCGAATGAACTTGAGTTTCTGTGACTTGGTTTCAAATACGGGTTCATCAATCTCACCAGAAGAACTTTCTTGTGTAAGATAGTATGCCAACCCACGCTTCATGTTGACTTTGATAAGAGGCATGATGCTACCAGCAACGGTTCCACGACTTGTGTAACGGAAGATTTCTTCTCCCGCCTTCAACCTAACACTCTTGGTGTATTTCTTATCAAAGGCATTGAGCTTAAAGATTACCATAGCGGTTCGCGCACTTGTTCCAATAACGCCTACTTCTTTGTAACCTTCTTTGCGACCATAACCCAACGCTGAGTCTTCACCGAAATCTGGTTTGTCGGTGTATTGAATCTCTATCGCCTTTTCCATCAAGGCATTAACGTCATAAGGTTCAACGCGCATTCCTTCTTTCAAAGACTTAGCACTTACTGCCATATCGCCCTGTGCCATGCTGACATTCTTACCGTCACGCTTGTAGAGGTATGACGCTTGTGCCATAGGATTTTTTACACTCTTCAGGGTAATCTTTTCAATCTTGCCACCCTTCAGTTTGCTTTTGCGAGTTACGATGAACTCTTTCTCACCACTGCCACCCATGACAGAACTAAAATCAATAGTTACTTTCTGCTTGCTCTTCAGTCTATCAAACTGCTCTACACTGATGCCTTCGCTAAGACCTTCATTTCGTTTACTTTTCTGATAAGCGTTGTACTCTTTACGCCTCTTAGCATCTGCTGCTTTCTCTTTAGGTGTCATCTGTGAAACAGGTTTCTTTGCTTCTCCAACTTCCTCAACTGACTCGTTACTTTCCATTGTTCTTTTTCCTTTGGGTGCTGGGTGCATTTTGTTAACAGCGGCTTTCGCTTCTGCTGCGCTTTTGTATGGACCCATCTCATGAGTCTTCTTACCATCTGTAACTTTGACAAAAATAGGGGAGGACATTGATGTGCCACGCCTAACTGTCTTAATATTTATATCGCCACGAACATGGGATGATATGAGTTTGTCTGTGCCTTCACCGATAGATTCTTTCTTGCAATCAGGAACCAACTTACCACCTTTCTTCTTAGTGCCAGTTGCCTTGTATCCGTCCCAACAGGAATCACTTCCAACGTTGTCACGCGCTTTTTCCAAGTCGCCTTCTTCTTTGTAGATGTCCTTCTTGTATTTAGAAGCACCTTTCTTAGCGTCTTTCTTGCGGTCGCGTTGAACGGTCGCCTTGTTAAAAGTCCGTAGATACTTTGCTACTGGATTACTCTTACCTTTCATGACTATTTTCCTAACAGTTTAACTTTATTTATACATCAGCAAAGTGCGACTTAAAACGTTTAATAGTTCTTTCTTCTTTTATGTATAAAGTTCTATATGCTTCACGATCTTTTTGTCTAAGGTCTCTCAACTCTTTACCAAACACTTTCATCATTTTTTGGTTCATCTTTTTTTCTTTCTCGTAAGCAACAGTCCAAGCAGTCTTTGCTGCTCTCCACTTAGGACTAGTCCTGATGTTTTCGGGTGTCATGCCCATTGAGTCTTTGTTCTTACCTTTATCATAACCCAATGACTTTTCTACCGCATCCCACTTTGCTTTCAGTTTGTTGACAGTATCTTTTTGAGCAGCAATTTGTTTTGCAGAAAGATAGAATACTTTGCCGTATTCTTTTTCTAAGTCTAAACTTTCAGTAACCTTTTTCATTTTATTTTCACCAAGGTTTATCTGTTGTTGTTAAAGATCGATCCATGCTCCACCAAAGATGTCAGTATACATACTAATCTTCGCTGTAGTAGAGTTAAATACCAATTCCCCTAGAACCATATCTGTCAAAGCATTTCTCTCTACTTCGGTAAAAGATGGCAAAATGGGACCTCCGTATTTACCTACAGCACCCGTTCCGTTGACTGACATACCTGTATCATCAATTTTGAGTCTTCCGTTGACTGACATACCTGTATTATCAATTTTGAGTCTTTCCAACTGGCCAGTAGCAATAATTAGCGTACTAGTCATCGTGCCATCGTATGGCACAGAAACCCCATCAATGTCGATAGAAGAGGACGACCCGATAATAGTGTTATTTTGACCTGTAGTGATAAAAGAACCCGCACTTCTACCTATGCAAGTATTCCAATTTCCTACTGACGCGTTCTCCTGACCTGCCAGAGCTTGAAATCCTATAGCAGTATTATTCATGGAGGACGCGCTCCATTTCAATGCCAAAGCACCAATTGCAACATTAGACGACCCAGTCACATCCCTCATGCATGCTTCATAACCCACTGCCGTACAACTAGTACCACTTGTCTTGTCTACAAAGTTGGACCTACCGAGCGCAGCACAGTCTGTGGCACCGTTATTTGTGAGCGTAAAAGAATTATCACCAAATATAGAATTGCTCGCAATCTGTGAAGCACCGTAGGAGTAAATAAACCCGTTCGCTTTTATGTTATTAAACCCTCCAATATTCCCTACAACGAGCAATCCATTTTCAGGGGCATTTATAGTAACTGTTCTCGTTGCATTTAACGCAGTAACTTTTAAAATATCACTCGACCGCCAATTCCCAGTCTCATAGTTCCATACGGGAATTTCCCCAGTGGCAGTCTCAGGAGCTCCAGCAGGAGGTTCAGGATCGCTTATGATTCCATTTAAAGCAGTGAAGTTATTATCTAACTCAGCGGCAGTAAGTGGTACACCTTTCAAGAGTCTTAGAGTTAAGTTGGCTGACATAATTTTTTCCTATATATATTATTCTTTATTTATACTTTTATTTATATTAGCAAATTGTAAGTGCGTAATAAGATTATCCTATATAACGATTACTTCTCTTTTTGATATCGATGAATTTTTTAGTGCCTGTCTTTTTTTCTTTGATGACGGGTTCAGTTTTCTCAACAGCATTCAACCATTTCTTGACAGTACGATTCTCATCAAGTTCAACTACAACATAGTTTGTTCCAAAATATGTAATGATGCCCATCTCATCTGACTCTTTTATGATTACAGTGTCGCCCATCTCAAACAAATCACCTTTTACAAACTGTTCACGTTCTTCAGATACTGGTTCAAGTTCTATATGCCGCCTAAATATTGTATCTTCTTTAAGTCCCATAGCATCACGCACATCCATGAACAACCTTTTCGCGTCCTTGTTTGCCATCGTGGTAGGTAATCCTTGGGTGAATGAAGAAAAGTCATTTTCGCTTGCAAACTTACGCATCTTAGAGGCAGACATACCACTCACACCTTCTGCGTCAGGGTCTCGTTCACCAGCACTAACAACAGAGATAGACTTGAAGTTATAGAAACCATGTGCGCCTTTTACCCCATTGTACTTATTGAGTAGAGTTTCAAACTCACGAACACGGTCACTACCAGCAACGAATACAACACTGCGGTAACCTTTATCATAGAGATAGGTGGATGCATCAAATGCGGTACGGACCTTTTTATTAATCAAAACCCTTCGGGCATGACGGGGAAACATTTTACGAACATGCCGCACCTTTGAGGTGTAGTCTAAAGGATTCTTTTTCTTATCTTGAGTCTGTGATAGAAATGCAAAGTAATCACTCTTACCTGCTTTCTCTGCCAGAGCATCCAAAAGTTTACCGTGACCAATCGTAGGAGGATTAAGTCTGCCAAACGCATAGTAGGCAACCTTATCCTCTTCGATCAGATAATTACTGAACGAGGATATCATTTATGATTCTTCCTTCTTATTGGAGTTGGCATTTGCCCTTCTCTCCCTATCTTGTATTCGAACAATGGGTAACATTTTCTTCGCCATATTGTCTATTTTTTTAGAAGCATTCTTCAAACGCTTCTCAACGTTTGCTCTTTGAGAAAAGGTCAGGTCAGCTTTAGACTGACCTTTCATCCATTTTTTTACCAGTTTATTTTTCGCCTGCTTCTTTGCCCTGAGTTTCAATTTCTCAGGGGTAGGTGCGCGTTTCATAGAACGTTTCTTTGCCATCTGGATACGCTTGGACATTTTCTTCATACGCTGCTTTGCTTTGATACGCTGGGCAACACTGAACGCTTCATCAACTTGCTCGACAGATTCACGCCCTCGCGGCCGTTCGATCGGTCCTTTATGTTTCTTTGATTGAGATTTTATCTCGGAAGCAATGTTTGCTTTGACCTCATCATGGTTTTTAAACCGCTTTGGGTGATATTCTTCATATCCCTCTTTGCCGTTACTCTTTTTCCAAGAATAACCAATATGTCCCTGATTTCCCGCTTTGGTAAATTTAACCTTGGTTCCCCCAATGTCGTGAGTTTCACCTGCTTTAATATAGTCGGACGGTCCCCGATTCGGTGTCTTTTTATTCTTAAATCGCAGTTTATCTAAAATCCCACCCTCATCAACTTGCTCGACAGACTCTTCATATTTGTATGGGAGTTCTTTGACAATCTTGACTGGAACTTTTGTAGTCCCTGCGCCACCACCCAAGGAGGTAAATTTTACGCCTCCCTTTGTTACTCCAGATTTCTGGTTCTGTATGATGTAAAGTTTTCCACCACTCTTGCCCTTTTTGTTTTTAGGGTATGAATCATATTTCGCTTGAGTCATCTCAAGTGGACGAACCTTTTCATCAAGATGCTCGACAGATTCGCGAGTGTCATATTTATTGGTGTATGATTTAACAGCAGATGGTTTGGTTTTTTCTTTCGCTTGTAATTGTAAGTCAGTACCTCGGTTTCTTAAATCCACATAAAGGTTACCATCTTTTGATTTCCAGTATCCCAAATCGGTTTTGGCATTAAATTTCCGTGGCAGTTCGTCTTCAAAGAATTTTACTGCTTGTTGTTGTGTAAACTTTGTGTCTCTTATCAACTGTCGCTTTTTAGACAGTTTGCTTTCCTTGCCGGGTGGCCTGCCACTTGCGTATTCCATTTCATCAAGATGCTCGACTTCTTCACCGACAGTTCCACGGTGACGCTTCTGCGCCTGATAGTTTATGTACTGACCTTCGCCAGGAACATAGTCCACCACAGTGAAGTCTTTGAAGGACATTCTTTTTAGTTTATCGTCCGTATTTTTCATGATGGATATTTCCCATTACCTATTTCTAGTTTATTTTTTGGCATGTGCTTTTGTGTGCGTTTAACGTATGCTTTCGCTTCTTCTTCTGATTCAAATCTACCCATCTTACTATTTGACTTAAACGAACTGGGCGAGTGAACATACCAAGGATGAGACTTCGTGGTTTTTGCTTCTCCAAGGTATTTAGCGAACTTTATCATTTCCTTTCCAACGTGTATGTCGTTGCTATCCTGTTTGTGTTCTCTTTGACCTTGAAGTCTTTGGAAAAGTATCGTTTTATCAAACGACTATACAACTTCTCGCGACTCTGCATTTTCTTTGCTGCTTCGGGGTCAACTTTCTTGAGTGCCGCCATCTTCTTGAGGTCAGTTTTCTCTGCGCTGAACATGATATACTTGGGGTCTTCCGCTTTTATGAACTGCCTAATGGCATCAATAACTGTTGAGAATACCCTTACCTCATCGCCTTGCCCAGTTGCATCCAAAGATGACGCTCTGGTATTTGCGTTCTTTGTTCGTGTGAAGATGATTTCCCAATCAAGTTCTTCAGGGTCGTTGACTTCAGGTGTACCTATCATTCTGATCTTTAGTTTGGTTCCGTCATCCAATACTGCTTCGCCTGAGTACATTGCACTGTCACCCCCACCCATGCGCGTCAGCGATATTTTATATGGAGAGTCAAACGCTTCATTGAATTGCGAGAATCGTTTCATCGTATGTTTCCGTATGAGAACATTATGGGCATCTGCTTGATGCCGACTGCCTTTGCAATTCCAAGTCTATGATTGCCTTCGCCCAGAAGAACTTCAACGTCACCGTTCTTTCTTCGGTCGATGGTTACATAACCGTGTTCTTTGATTCCATTCTTCTTGATGTCAGCAGTGAGTTTCTTCATCTCTGCTTCGGTGTTCTTACCAGTGTAACCATCAATCATCTTGCGGTCGTATTCTCTTATCTTCCACAACTCGCTTACGTCAATCATCGGTTGAAAGTTATCAGCAACCTTTATGTTACCGTTCGCAAATATCTTGATGATGTTATCGAGAGTTACCTTACCACCGCATGCTTTCTTCAGTTCGCCTTGTGAACGAACATATTCGGCAAACCCCTCTTGTTTCTGCCCACTGTACTTGCGAGGTTTGTATGACTTGTATGGACTCTTTGGTTTGGCATACTTTGCGAGGACAGCATCCGACTTCTTCATCACCTTATTGATTTCTGCCTGAGAGACAGGTTCAAAGTCTGCGAGTAGGTCATCGAGGAAACCTTCTTGCAAGAGATATGATTTTAACTTTATCACTTACCTTTCCTCGTCATAAAGAAAAGAGACTCTCTGCTCCCCGCCTCAACTCTTATTGTATACTTACCCGAAAAATATTTCTTTGCCATTCGCAGATACAACTTCTCGCGACTCTGCAACTGTTTGGTTCCAGTGTCCTTAGACTTCTCTGCCCCAAAGGATACATACTTAGGGTTTTCTTTTTTCAGAAAGTCCTTAGTGATCGCCAGAACAGTAGAGAAGATTCGCATAGCATCACCTTCTCCTGTCGTATCAAATCTTGTTACTTGTGAACCTGACTTCTGACGAAAAAAACTTAAAGTCCAATCATACTCATCGTAATCATCAGGATGTTCTGAACCTGTAATGACTACAGTTACCTTACCACCGTCTTCAGTCTGAAAGGTATATTCATACTCATCGTTATACTTCTTACCACCACTGTACTTGTATGGTGTGTCAAACGCTTCTGTAAGGTAGTGGTCAAATCCTATCACCTATCCGCGCCCCTTAGAATCCCAACCCTTTAAGATGTTGGGCGAAAAGTTATTGTAACTGAACTCCATACGGTCAACAAGTTTGACTGCATTGCCACCGAGTTTATCAATGGCAACGAAACCCTCTTGACCAGTAACCTTGTATCCCTTACTTGTCTTGACGAATGTGCCAATGTTTGCAAGGTCATTGAGTTTATTTATAAGAATTAATTTAGCAGTAACAAGTTGTTTTTGCAACTCAAACATATTGGTAAGACTTGCTGTATTTTCCTTTGAAAAGAAAGACAGTATCTCTGCGAGTTTCTTTTGTTGAACTTTCTTACCAGCATCAGTTGAACGCTTGTCTTCTTCTTTCTTGTACTTCGCCTTTAACCAAGTCTGCAATGCAATAGTATGTCTGCGCGAGTTATTAACAATCTCGCCCTTACGGACATAGGTGTTATTAAACTGTTCTATCAGTTGAGCAAGTTGTGGGTTCGCCTCCAGTTGACGCAGAGTGCTTCCTGCTACTTTAGAAAACAACTTACCCGCATTAGATAAAGCAGCATCAACCTCTTTAGTTTCTTTCTCTGTTAGTGTGGCAACAGAGACATCACGCAACATTGCATCTTGCGACCATACCTTACTTGTGCTTTTAAGTTTGTCTACATCAACACCGTAAGATGCTTTTAGTTTTTCAAATGACGAACCTTTATATGTCGTGTGCCAAACGATTCCAATGGTCGCCTTCTTTGTTTCCTTTGCGCCAGTAGAATTAGTAGGGAATGCATAGACAATAGTGTTGGGGTGGAATGTCATAAACTTTTGCCCAGCAATACTTTTACTGGTTACATCGCCAGGACCGAATAGGAAGTCGCCTTGTATGATACCCTTAATACCAATTAGTGGTAGCAGTTCAAGTGCTGCATTCATTTTTGTATTGAGGTCACCAGATGTATCGGCATCAACATCTGCTTTTGTTTTATAGACTTTGGGGTTCTTGTTAAATACACCTTTCTTAGCGACAAAAAACTTTCCATCACTTGGGTCGGTTCCCGCAAATATTGCTGGTGCGCCATCCCACTTCACAGAAATATCTTGCTTGTGTTTGCCCTGAAGCATATCACGGAGTTCCCTCAAGGCGTTGATTGCCTGTCGGGTTCCTTCCACGCCACCATAAATAACTTGATCTTCCAAGTGTGTCATGTGGGTGTTTTTTTGCTCAGAAAGAATCTGTTGGTGTAGAAATGATTTCATATCGGATTGGTCACCCTTTTATTTATAAGACTATTTATACCTAATATACTTTGACGAAATAACTGGATTGGTCTACATCGGATTGTGCGTAGCGAAATAACTTGGTAGCAAACTCGTCTTTCTTTTTAGCACTACCAGATTCTAGACGATCAAGGAAAAGCATGGATATCAGTTTGCTATTTTTAAACTTGAAATCCTTTTCCGCAAGTTCAGCATAGAAGTCTTTCTCGTTCAGAATCTTCCTTGACGGTTTTGATTTGGAGTTGTGTTTTTTATATAAATCATATAACAACTCTTGATACTCGCCATCCTGATGAGACCGTATCCACTGCACAAGTTGCCTCTCAGTCCCTAGACCCTTGTAGATGTCTTGACCTCTACCAAATACTTCGCGGGTATAGAAGTCAACATTACCACCGCCAATCTTTCCACCAGCAGCAGCACCACCTTTAATCTCCCCTTGCCAAGCAGTCTCTCCACCGAATGTGCGAAACTGTACATCCCCAACATTGGTGTGCATGTAGATATCTTGAGAGTTAAAAAATTCTCCCGTCTGCCCGAAAGTGAATCCTTTGTACTTGTAGGACTCCCGCTTACTTTCAGTATTTGGAGTGCCGTATGGTGTTAGTTGTGCCTTTCTATCTTTCGCAACCTTCTTTAGAGAAATGCCTAGCAGTATTCCTTTGTCTGCCAACCTATACACTTCAGCATTGAGTTCGCCCCAACTGCTTGTGTTTTTTTTAAGAGGCGTACTTAGAGGTGGCGCAGTTGATGCCCATATATCGCCTGGGTTCCATTTATCATTTGAGAAACTTCCAGGTGCTTGCTGCGCTTCAGATTTTTTATCTATTTTATGCGTTGCCTTTTTTGCCTCATAGAGATTTTCCATGAAGAGAGAACCACGATGAA